TGATGCTAACATGGCATCTTATGAACCAGATCGTTGGGTATCACAAAATGCTGTTGCAGCAGATGGTGGTCCACAGTTTGGTAGACTAGGACAGCGAGCACAAGTCATCGAAGCAATGAAGTCTTTGATTGATACTAATCAATCTATACGTGACAATGATACGCTAGGATTTAACTTACTAGCAACACCTGGCTATCCTGAACTAATTCAGAACATGATTGGACTAAACACTGATCGTGGTATTACTGCATTTGTTGTTGGTGATACTCCATTCCGTTTAGCACCAACTGGCACAGCATTAAATGCTTGGGGACTAAACACAGCTGGTGCATTAGACAACGGTGATGCAGGTGCTACTAGTTATGACGAATACATGGCTATGTATTATCCAAGCGGATATACAACTGATAACACAGGTAACAATATTGTTGTTCCAGCTAGTCACATGATGCTACGTACAATTATCAACAGTGATGCTAAGAGCTACCCATGGTTCGCTCCGGCAGGAACACGTCGCGGCGGCGTGGACAATGCCAGCAGTGTTGGTTACATTACTGCTGAAGGTGAGTTTAAAACTACAGCATTACCACAAGGTCTACGTGACGTACTTGATGATGTTAAGATCAACCCAATCGCTACACTAACTGGTGTTGGCGTGTTGGCATATGGTCAGCGCACTCGTGCTAGAAATGCCAGTGCATTGGACAGAATCAATGTAGCACGTTTAGTTTGCTATCTACGTAAACAACTAGATGTTCTTGCAAGACCATTCTTGTTTGAACCTAACGATGCTCAAACACGTCGTGAAATTAAAGCAGCGGCTGAAAGCCTAATGCTTGAATTAGTAGGACAACGAGCACTATATGATTATGTTATAGTCTGCGATGAGACAAACAACACTCCTTCTAGAATTGACAGAAATGAGTTGTATGTTGATATTGCCATTGAGCCAGTAAAAGCCATTGAATACATTTATATTCCACTACGCTTGAAAAATACTGGTGACATTGCAGCCGGATTATAATAGGTAAATACAAAGAATAAGGAGCATTTATATGCCAATCGCAAGTTTATCAAGATTCACAGTACCTATTAGTGGAAGCCAAGCTTCTACTACACAGGGTCTGTTGATGCCAAAACTAAAGTATCGCTTCCGCGTTACCTTAGACAGTTTTGGTGTCCCAGGGCAACCTACAACTGAACTAACTAAACAGGTAATGAACGTTAGCCGTCCTGAAGTTACTTTTGAAGAAATCAAACTACCTGTTTATAACAGCACAGTCAAGCTATTAGGTAAGCACAATTTTGCAGATGCAAAATTAACTATCCGTGATGATGCCAGTGGTATTGTTAGTCGCAAGGTAGGTGAACAACTACAGAAACAATTTGACTTCTTTGAACAAAGCGGTGCCGCAAGTGGTATTGACTATAAGTTCAGAATGCGTGTCGAAATGCTTGACGGTGGTAACGGTGCTTTTGAACCAGTTACACTAGAAAGCTTTGAATTCTTAGGTTGCTTCATTAAAACAGCTACTTACCAAGGTGGTGACTATAGCGATGCAACAAATCCAATGGATATTGCACTAACTATCACTTATGACAACGCCATTCAATTAGATGCCCCAGGCGGAGCAGCTAGTGGTATTGGTATTGATGTAGGTCGTGTTGTAAGACCGGCGGGCGCACAGGGTCTAACTACAGGTTAATAGTTAAATTAACTATAATAAAGCTCGGCATAAAAACCCGAGCTTTTTATTTGACTAAATATTTGTATGAGTAACGCATTTACTAACTATCTATCTGGCACAGGATATACTAAGGGATATCCTAATTTAAAAGACTATCAACATGCTAGTCGATTGTATATTGACGACAACTATGCATACTCTCCTAAAGTTGGTTTTCTCTATTATGTAGTATTCAATATTAATCCAGATGCTATCATAGATCAAGAATGGAGAAATAAAAGCTCAATGGATGTTGGGCTGTTAGTTAAAAAAGTTGACCTTCCTAAATTTACAATTGCCACTGAGACTCTAAATCAATATAATAGAAAAACAATAGTACCTACTAAATTAACCTATACTCCTGTTAGTTTAGATTTTCATGATGATAATTTTGATATTATCAACAAACTATGGATTAACTATTACAAACATTATTTTGCAGACAGTAGCTATGGAACCAATGGTGAAGTACCTGTAGCGTTTAGAGATACTAAGTATGGTGAAACAGATTATCAATACGGTATCTATGATAACCAAGTTAAAGTTCCCTTCCTTACTTCAGTAGAAATTTATAGTTTACACCAACAAAATTTTACTCAAGTAACACTAATTAATCCTAAGATTACAGAATGGGCACACGATTCGTTGAACCAGGCTGAAGGCAGCAAGACTATGCAGAATAGAATGAACCTTGCCTACGAAAACGTTTTATATGATTACGGACAGATTGTTGCAGAAACTAATCCTCCGGGGTTTACTGCGGTGTATTATGACAAAACACCTAGTCCGTTACAAATTGCAGGAAATCCTATAAACAATCCTTATTATGTCAAGCAACAGACAGGGTTTGATAAACCGGGTGCCCAGAGAGTATTTGGCAAAGTTGGTGGTGCATATAATTCTCCTAATCCCCTTTTAGACATTGCTAAAATTCTTGCTAAAAATTATGTAAACACAAAAGGTATTACACGAACAAAAGCCACAGGTTATAATATAGCCAGCGGTGCATTAGGAGCGCTGACAAAAACTTCACCTGGCAAATATTATACTCCTCCGAATACAGAATATCAGCCTGGAATATTTAATTTACCAGGCGGGGTTGGTATTAATATTTTTAAAGCATTTAATACTAGCGTTGACGGAAAAATCAGAGCAAATCCTGCCGCAATTTTATTTCCACCTAAAAGATAATTATGAATCAAAATTATTCTAACATTCCTGTTAGTAAATCTCAAGAATCAACAGTGCAAGCATTTGACTCATACACAAACATGCCAGTTGAAATTAATTCATCAGTGTTGGCTGCTATGAAAGGATATTTCACTAATAGAGACTTCGGTGAAGTAGCTGCCGAATCTATTGCCGTTACAATTATTAGACAGGCCAAGCAGGATGGATATAATCCTATGCAAATTTTAGATACTCTAAAAGGTTTGGACAATGTACAATTATCTGGTCTAGTATCTGAAATTTTAAATTACAACAGATTTAAAAGTAGTAGCTTAGGCTATGCGGAAAAATTTCAAACTCATCCTGAAATTCAAAGAAACATTGTAGCATGAGCTTAAAGTTTAGCCAAGGGGTCTACAAAATAAAAAACCCTGAAAAATATATGGGACAGAGTGCTCCTAGATATAGAAGTTCTTGGGAATTTACCTTTATGACTTTCTGTGATAACAATCCTAGCATACAGCAATGGTCCAGCGAAAGTGTAAAAATTCCCTATAGAGATCCATTGACTGGCAAGCATACAGTTTACGTCCCTGATTTTTTAATTTCTTATGTTGATAGGAATATGAAAAAGCACGTTGAAATTGTAGAAATAAAACCTGCAAATCAAACCCTAAAAGAACGTGTAGGTAAAAATCCCTACAACCAAGCCCAATTTATCAAGAATCAAGCCAAGTGGTCAGCAGCCGCAGATTGGTGTAGTCAGCAAGGTATTAAGTTTAGAATTGTTAATGAGAGCGATATTTTCCAGAATGGTGGAAAACGGAATAAGTAAAAATATGACAAAAAAGTTAGAAGAACTCTTGAACATAGAACCTGCTAGTGAGCCTGTTATTCAGGCAGAAGCAGTTGATGTAAGTCCTGTGCCCACAATTAATCTAGAAGAAAAATTAGAAGAATTTGATAAAATTGCAGCCGCACTTCCCCGTGTAAAAGGGCTAGGCGATATCAGCGATTCGGAGTTAGATGCACTTGCAGACAAAGCTGAAAAAGCCTACGACGACCTGATGGATTTGGGCATGAACGTGGAAGCACGTTACGGGTCCCGCATGTTCGAAGTGGCCGCACAGATGATGAATGCCGCTATTACAGCTAAAACTAACAAGATTGATAAGAAGTTAAAGATGGTTGATCTACAGCTTAAGAAACTAGCCATAGACAAAAAACACGGTGAAGGCAGCGGAAATACCGTAGAGGGCGAGGGATATATTATTACAGATCGTAATAGCATCCTGGAGAAACTAAAGAATCTTAATAAATAATACACTATGAAATCATTCAAAGAACACCTAACCGAATCTAAAAAGAAGTATGACTTCCGTATAAAAATTGCCGGAGAAATGACCACTGAGCAAGAAGATACAATGAAGACTTTACTAAGCCGTTTTACTACAGGCAATGCTCCAGCAGGATTCAAAAAATCAAAGACTCCTATCCAAGCACTACCTTTAGATTTTCCGCAAGTTAAAAATTGTGAAGTTAATATCTACGAAGTTGTACTAGATTATCCTACAACACAATTTGAATTAACAGAATATCTAAGCACAGGCCTTGGCGTAGGTAAACAACATTTAGTAGTTCGCAGTCCTATGGAACCTACTGAAGAATATCAAAATATTGAGCCCAGGAGAGAAGGCGCTTTGTTAACTGATCCAGATTACAAAGAAGCTCCTAATGCTCAAATGGAAGATTACTACGGTGACAAATACAATAGTGGATTTGTTAAAGAATTGAATGATATCTTGAAATTACAAAGACGCGAGCGTGGAGAAGAAATTCCCACAGACGGTCCTGCCAAGTTCAATACAGATGCAGAACCAGGAACAACTGGCCCTATAAGTGGCAAAGGAAAATAATATGCAAATGATTGACGTACTAAAAAGATTGGCAGAACTTGATGCCGACAATCCTAACATTATTAAGGAAAGTCAGCAAGTTGAAGAATGTGGCATGATGCCAGGCATGGTTCCAGAAATGGGTGTGGACATTGCTCCAGAGAAGCCATCTATGCCAGCAAGCATTAACATGACAGCAGGCAGTGGTGATGAACTAAGCAACATGTTAGCTACCATCATGCAACTAGCAGGTCAAAACAAACCTGTATCAGCATCTCCTCCATTAGACAATGCACCTCCTGCACCTGGAACACTAGAACCAGCAGGCGGTGGATCTCCAGCTGACACTATGCGTAGTGTTATTGACAAATTAAATCCAATGGATGGCGATGACGAAGGTGGCGAAGATGATGTTAATAAAGCACACGGCGATCTAGACAACGACGGCGATCACGACATGGATGATCACGATATGGAAAAGAAAGAGCCAGTTGACGAGTATGACAATACTCCATCTGACCCTAATAAAAAGAATGAATTTGATGCAAACCAGTTTGCACATCAAGAGAATCAGCCAGGGCAAGGCGATAGAATGGACGGAGATCGTCCAAAAGCATACGCAGATATGAACGAAGCAGTAACAGATCTATTTGCACAATACAAAAGGTTTGTCAGCGAAAACTGATAAGTTTTACCTTTACCAAATAGACCCTTCGGGGTCTATTTTT